ACTCCTGACTGACCGAGAGCAAGAGGTCCTGCATTTGATTGGAAATGGCTATATGAACAAAGAGATAGCAGGGATGATGAACATAACCGAACGAACAGTGAAGTGGCATGCCTCAAAGATCTATGAAAAGTTGCAGGTAAGCACTCGAACGGAGGCAGTTGCTGAGGCTAGAAGAATGGGCATCCTATAGAAGGACCTAAATTATCCTAAGCATCCTTATTGTATTGAATAATTCTGACTACCCATCATCAATGACAACTTGCCCATGATACAAGATTACCCTTTGCAAGTGTTTGTTGTGCAAACACTTATTTTTGTGGAATTTTACCAGTTTTTCAGGATTTTTTATTAATTTAGACTACTTAATTTCGTCAATTTTTACCAAAGATACGCACACTCGTATTTTCAACAATACCGTTGATTCTTATGCCATTTAGTTTTGGGGTTCGGGGGTTTTCTTTGCCTTGGTCACAGCCTTCCTGGAGCTGTAGTAGGCTCATCTGTATTTGACGTTGTGATCGGCTTGTTATCATTTTCGAGTTTCTTTCTCAATCACAGATATTTCTAAATATCACCTTTAGCGATGTTAACTAAATCATGCCACGTCAAAGTTTCGAGATCCTCACTATTAAATGAGTAATAAGTAGCCAATATATTACTTACAATACGTTTTCTATCGTCAAAACCACCTGCCAAGTAATTTTCTCTAATCCTTTTATGTTCCTTCAATTTTAGTACCACTGCCTCATATGAATATACAGCTGAGAGATTTTCAATAATTTTCATATCAATTGATCCGATAAATTCATGGCTTATCTTTGTTAGAGTTGCTACATCTTTAAATGTTGGGGGACTTCCCCCTAAATAGTCAGCAAGAAGTTTATGAATGTCTAGTCCAGCATATTTATCATGAATCAATTCTTCGTTACCTGTTAAGCATTCATAATGTTCCTTCTTTATTTCATTTTCTGAAAAAAAATGAAGCATGTTATTCCTGTAACAAATCAACAAATCAATGAAAGCTTTCTGGAGTCGGTCGGTTCGAAAGTATTCTGCAACACCCATTGCCTTTTTAAAAACTGATTGTCCTGCACCATCGAATATTTCTTGGAATTTTACATTTTCTATGTATTTAGGTTTTCTGTTTAGCTCTGTGAAATATAGGTCAAGCCCATCAACAGCAAAAGCTAGATAAGATTTTAAGATAAATTGTCGGGACCTACTTATTGAATTTTCCAAATTCTCAGGGTTCCACGTGGTTGAAAAATCTTCAGGACATTTAATGTTCTTATCCGTTAATCTCAAATTATAAAGAGCAATTAATGAAGTTATCAAAAAATGATTTGATTGTCCAAAATTCTTTTTAAATTTTTTACGTGCAGCTGTTGTCTTCATAAATATTGCAACATATAGGACTCGAACCTACATCTCTCCCTTTTAAGGATGCACAAACACACCAGTGAAGGGGAACGGCTTTCCAGTTAGTCTAATGTTACGGACTAAGTATAATCTACAATATTCCAGAAAACAATAATTAGAGTTTTGACATTTGGCTATTAGAATATTTATGCTGTGCTTGCTCAAATAGTCATGATTTGTCTTCTATTAATAAATCAAAAAAATACCTCACTTTAATTTCATATATGACAATATTTTTTTTATTCATATCTCCGTCTTTTATCTTCTAATAACTTTTTTAAAAAGGGTTTGATTGATCCAAGAATAATAGCAGCTACTTTTTTTTCTTCTCTACTAGATAGCTCAGATTTTTTATTGAACATCTTTAACATAAATTTATAGTCCAACTCTGGATTAAAATTATTATACTTGTTTCTCTTGAAGGCACCTTCTTCAAACAAATAATGAAGCATTTTTTTTGAGAAGAACTCGGCTGATAAGGTTAAGAATTGGTTATTTTCAATGGCGTGAAGTAACTTAAACAGTTGTTCTTTAATTTTCACCTCTTCATCCAAGTCGTTTCTTTCAAACTTTTTTATACAAGAACTTCCAATGGGGAATAGAGTTTTTCCATTTAAATCATTACGAATGGTGAAGAGATAACGTAAATTTTCCTTCCCACAGATACACGATTCTATTAGTGTATCGTCCTCTGCAAAATCATGAATACTCCATTCTTCTACTGCAGATTTCCAATCTTTTGCTACTGATAATTCGATTACAGTTTCTATTAACCTATTATAATATGAACTACTTTCACTCAATCGCTTCCCTCCAAATTTATCTTTTTATAACGAATATCCATCGATGATGTCTTTAGATTACGTCCTCTATGGTAAAATGTAAAAATAAATTCTTACCTAAATTGATTATTTTTTTTTACGTAACCTACTCACAATCCTGACTTTCAACTTCTACACCATTGTATAGATTCAATATTTTTGTTGCTATGTCGATTAGTAAGAAGAGTCTTCACTTCAAATTTTCTTTTTGATTTCCTCACCCCAATATCTTTTATCACCATCAAACCACATTTCTCCCTTAGAGGAAGAAAAACATTTGTAGAATAGCTGGAATAATTTTTATTCGATCTACTGTATTCAATAAAAATTATTTAATACATGACTTTTGGGAGATTATGGACGATAATCAACGTACTAGACTATTAAAGGTGCACCCATATGCAACGAATTGTGAAAGGAATCCGACTTTTTAACTATTGTCGTTTTATGGACTTCTCAACAGATTTTAATGATAGGCTAAATATATTGATTGGAGATAATGAATCGGGTAAAAGTAGTATTTTATCTGCAATTGATATTGTATTGAGTGGAAGTCGTAGTAAGGTTGAGGCACTTGGTTTAGATAAACTATTTAATACTGATATTATTAAGAATTATTTAAAGTCTGCAAAAAGGTACGATGACCTGCCTGAACTTTTTATTGAAGTCTTTTTAAATGATTTCAATGAAAAGGAACTAGAAGGGAAAAGTCATCCTTCTGGCCAGTATTGTCATGGGTTATATTTGTTATGCCAGCCTAGAGATGATCTAAGTAAAGAAATAAAAGACATTCTTGATAAAGGTGAGGATAACTTTCCTTTTGAATATTATTCAATAACCTTCAAAACATTTGCAGACCAAAGCTATACCGGGTATAGCCGGTTCCTCCGTCATCTACTAATTGATAATTCAAAAATTAGCAATGATTATGCAACAAAGACCTATATTAGTACTGTGTACCAGGCTTTTTCTTGACGGCGCTGAGAGAAACAAACATCTTTATGAGTATAGAAGCTATAAGGAGAAATATTCTAAAACTGAACTTGCAAATATTAATAGTAGGATTCAAGATTACGCATTTTGCTGTTAAGTCAAATTCCAAAAACAACCTTGAAACTGATCTGACTATTACTGAAGAGGGCATTGATATTGAGAATAAAGGGATGGGGCGTCAATGTTTCATCAGAACAGAGTTTGCTTTGCAGAAGAATGGTAACGAATTAGACGTCATACTTTTAGAAGAGCCAGAAAACCACTTAAGTCATACAAATATGTACAGATTGATTCAAAAGATAAAAGATACCGCCTCTCGTCAAGTTTTTCTTTCTACACATAGCAATCTTATTAGTGCTAGATTAGATTTGAGAAAATCTATCTTCTTGAATAGCAGTTCTTGCGATCCTCTGCAGCTAAATAAATTAGAAGAGAATACTGCAAAATTTTTTATGAAGGCTTCAGATAACAATATTTTAGAATACATTATGTCTAATAAAGTATTATTAGTAGAAGGTGATGCTGAATATATATTAATGAGTCAATTTTATTATAACTCAACATCAGAAGAGATTGAGAAAAGTGGTATTCATATAATATCTGTTGGGGGGACAAGTTTTAAACGATATTTGGATGTCGCAAAAATTTTAAAAATTAAAACAGCCATAATCCGTGATAATGATGGAAACTATAAAAACAATATCACTGAGTCATATAAGAATTATATATCAGACATAATCCAGGTTTTCTCTGATGAAAATGATGATACAAAGACTTTTGAAATTGCTGTATTTAATGAAAACCGAAATATCTGTAATGAGTTGTTTGCTCCTGGTCGAAAAACTTTGTCAGTCTTAGATTATATGTTATCAGAAAAAGCTCAATGCGCATTTGAATTGCTGGATAAGAAAGGAGAGGAACTTTCCGTCCCTAAATATATAATAAAGGCAATAAATTGGATAAGAAAATAATTTTTGCTGTTGCAGGTTCAGGGAAGACTACATATATTGTTGAATCAATAAATGAGGAAGATCGTTTCCTCGTTATAACTTACACTGTAAATAATTTAAGAAATATTTCAGCTTCTATTAAGAGGAAATTTGGATACTTCCCGCAAAATATAGAAATCTATACATATTTTAAATTTCTTTATTCATTTTGTTTTGCACCATTTCTTGCATATGAGTTAGATGCAAGAGGCTTATTCCTAGATTTCCCACCACGGAATACATTAAAATTTAGACGAACAGACCCTAGGTATTATCAAACAACTGACGGGAAATTGTTTAAAAATCGGTTGGCAAAACTTCTTGAGGTTAAGGATGTAATACCTGAAATCATTAAACGTTTAGAAAAATACTATGATTATCTTTACATTGATGAGGTGCAGGACTTTGGGGGTCATGATTTTAATTTCCTAGAATCAATTCTCCAAACATCAGTTGGAGTGTTAATGGTAGGTGACTTTTATCAACATACCTTTGATACCAGTAGAGATGCCAAAATTAATGAGGGGCTCCATGATGATTATATTTCATATATATCTAGGTTTCAAAAGATTGGAATACAGTTCGATACAACGACTTTAAGTAATAGCTATAGATGTAGCCCTCAGATATGTAATTTTATTACTTCAAACCTTGGAATTAAAATAGAATCTCATCGGACAGATCAAACTCATGTGTATGAAATCTCGGATTATGACAATGCTAAAAAGATATTTAGTGACAATTCAATAATTAAGTTGTTCTATCAGAGAAGTGATAAGTACCCAGGCTTTACCAGAAATTGGGGAGATTGTAAAGGCGAAGATTGCTATGAAGATGTTTGCGTTCTATTAAATGCAACGACATATTCACTTTATCAAAAAAGGGAATTATATAAATCAGCTCCTTTGACAAGAAATAAGCTCTATGTCGCATTTTCCCGAACTAGAAACAATCTCTATATACTTCCAGAAACCTTGATAAGCAAATAGTTTATTGTTTGGCGCCAGGAACAGGAAAGCATGAGCTTCATTAATTATCATAATCAGACAAGAATAAAGGAATAGCAACTTCAACGTTTTTATGGAGTTTCTTTTCTTCCACATGAACTGATAATGATAGATAGATCACGGCTTCTCTTACATATCGCAAGAGTCTAAAAGTCTTTTCTGAAAGTTCGAATTCTGTCACCGAAAAAGCTAGAGTATCATTGCATAAATCTCCTTCAGTTTCATCTAGTTTAAACCAATGTATTTTGCAATACTTATGTTCAAGATTATTCCTTAAATCGTAAATTCTTTTTGCATCAGGATCTGCAACCTCAAGATACTCCATATCTTTTCCATCATTTGAAAACAAATCTTTACTTAAGAAATACAACCCTCTTAATGGATTATTGTTCAATTCCTCTATATTAGGATCAATTTGATTATTTCTATACCAAACATTTTTAAAGTAAACTTTATTCTTATCCTTCCCTAATCTTAAATATTCATTTAGGAAGTATCCAATTTTGTCAAACAAGGAGTATAGCATCTTAAATGAGTTTTTTAACTGCTCATATCTAAATCCGTACTGGGGATAATCAAATGTATCAACTAGGCATCTGCCTTTATCCGAGAAATGAATGCCTGCCCCAGATAATTCATGTTCATAGCAATAGAATAAATACCTAGCAGTCAAATACTCTTGTTTTATTTGATTATAAAACCCTTGGAAAACAGGTGCTGAAAAATCTCGTACAAGCATACTCGGGAGTAAAGTAACATCATGAGCAATCGCTGTATCAAAGAATAAATCATTTAGAGGGTTAAGGAATAAACCGTTGTCAAGAACCCATTTTTTATAAGATTTTTCCTGATCAGTCTTCCCTAATGAGTACTTCTTAAACTCATTCCTTTTTGATAAAAAACTTTCCCCAAGTTTTTTCTTAATGGCTTCTACACCTGAATCGAATACTGTTTGTGCTTCTTTAGGAATATTGGGCTGACTTGAATAGGTTCGAAGTAATCTATACGCATGTCGCAAAACTAATGCTTCATGATTTGTATCATATAGATAACTAGCATAATAAATTAATCCATGGCCATAATTACATCCAGCCATCCCAAATGTTGGCTCAATCTCCAATGCATTTTTCCAACACTCGATAGCATAAATAATTCGTCCTGATACAGAAAACATGTTTCCGAGATTTGTATATGCCTGAAGAAAAATATTTTTTCTAATATGATCGGAAATATTGTTTGTTGAAACACATCTTCTAAATGATTTTATTGCATTGATATGTTCATTACGATTATAAGCCCATAAACCTTGCGATGTTGAGGAACGTATCTTATCCAAATCTGCCCAAGCATTACCGATATAATATTCAAGAACAGCAAGGTCTTCCGGTGTATTGCAATTATCTCTAATTGATTCTGCACTACTTATGCAATCATAAAGTGCTTTTTCATTTTTCTCCTCGTAAGATTTATCTATTAGCTTACCAATTTGAATAATATCTCCATTTATCAATCGCGCACCCCTTGTTGTGAGTTAGCTTTGCATCAAAATCTATTCATCATAAATCTCCATACTGAAAAATAATACATATTTCAACTTCAGAAATGATGTATTGAACTCTTTCAAGTTAAGCCTCATCTTTCACTCTTCGCGCATCTTATAACTCCCTAAATTGTCTTGCCAATTGTATAAATGAGGAATTAGGTAGGACTTGTTTGGAGGGAATAAACAGGTATTGCCATTCCTTGTAGTTATTGGCATTTCCCCACCGAGAAGCTACTTCACAATACTGGATTCCTCGTTTCTTCTTTGCTATAACATCAGGATCATTCAATCGATCCTCACCTTTCACCTCTACAAGATATATAACATCTTTGGTCTCAACCACGAAGTCTGGTTCATAGATGTGACCATGATTATACGTGATGTTGAACTCTTGTGGCATCGGGCGTAGCCAATTTATAACATCGCTGTCAACCTCGAGGATTCTTCCGAGTACCAATTCAGGATGGCTATCAAACTTAGCAGTATCAAAAACACCTTTCTTTATTCCTTCAAAGAGAACGGATTGGATTTTCTCTGAATAACTTTCATCAAATAAATTGCTGCGTTCTTTATAGTTGTAGGTTTGTTGAAGATTGTAGTTCCGAGTTCCAACAACCTCTTCCTGGAAAAAACCATTTTCACAGTAGAAGTGTTGCATCATTTGATCATATATTTTTTTTGCAATGTCTCGCTTGAACATCATGACGATATTCTTCATTCCGTTCATTCCAAACTTATTCTCATAATGGCTACAAAGCTGGGATATTAGCTTAAAAAGCAGCGCGGCGCATTTCTCGTAATCAATTTCAGGTTTCTTTCTAAGCTCTTCAAGAATGACCTTCTGTGGGTTATAACCTTCAAAATCAATGGTATCACCTTTGATGCGTTGCCTGTCATGCATATCTTCAAGATTTTGAATAATCATCTCATTCTTGATTGGTGCATGCGTAAACTCAGAAAGGTCTAGATTAAAGTCAATAAAAACATACTCTTCAACCCCAGCATCAGTAATTTTTATCCTTGGTATGGGGATGAACTTCGACTGGGCAGCACGATGCGTTCTTTCCGTATGCTCTTGTAGCCATAGGTCAAAAGGCATCTCGTTTTCTTTGTAGATATCAGCCAGGTCTTTATCCTGTGATAGTTGATTCTTAACATTTTCAATGATCTGTTCTTTCTGGTCTAAGGTGATGTTATGTGTTGGTGTATCTTGGATGATTTTAACAACTTGTTCACTAACAAGTTCTTCCGCCTTACGGAACATAGCGTCAGCAGTCTCGGATTTTTCAATATTTGTTTGGCTGTATGCTGTCTCTAACATTTCGTCCGATTCATTTTCCAACGTCAACTGAGTAACTGAGATTTTCTCCGGTACGATTTCTTCAGCTTTAATGATGTTCCCAGCCTTGAATATTGAATCTCCTTTCTGTGCCTCTCTCAGGAGCTCCTGGAATTTGTCGTGCGCGGTGAGCATGACTGCATCAACTTCCTTATCACCGGTACGCTCACCATACGGTAAACGTAAACCACGCCCTACCATTTGCTCACGTAAAATCTTTGAAGCAGCGGTTCGTAATGGAACGATAGTATACAGATTGTTCACATCCCATCCTTCCTTGAGCATGTTCACATGTATGACAATCTCAACAGGATTATTAGGGTTCTCTACATCGAGCAGAAGCCGGGTATTTGTATCACTTTCCGACCCTTTCTGTTTGGAGTGGACAATTATGGTTTTATTGCTGTAAATACCATCATGGAATTCATCTGACTTCACAAACCTTTCAACCCAAGCTGCATGCTCTGTGTCTTTACAAACGATAAGCATGAATGGTTTGACTTCCGGTCTATTATGATTAGCTGCGTAGACTTTCAATTTGAGTCTTGCATTCTCGTGGCAGGCAATACCATCGAGAAGCATCAACTTGTCGAGTTGTTCCTCACCAAAATTAAAAAAATCAATATCGGTACGAGTTACAGCAAATGGGGTGCGTGTATAGCCATCTTCGATAGCCTTGGACAACGGATATTCATATACTACATTCTTGAACGGCACCTGTTTGCTTCCATTTGGAACGAGTGGAGTGGCAGTTAACTCAATACCAAAGAGTGGATGCAATTCATTAAGTGCCTGAGCTCCTTTCGCTGCCCGATAATGGTGTGATTCATCCATAATGAGCACTAAATCATCCAAATTGGAAAGGAATCGATAGAACGAATCTCCTATGGTCTCGCTGACCTTCTTCATATTTGCATCCTCTTTATTGAATTTATCAATATTGAAAACAAAAATATGGATATCAGAATCAAATAGCATCAGAGGTTTTTCCTTGTAATCCTCATCGGCAATTATCTGCGGTGGATTACTGAAGCAACCAAGTCCATTGAATACATATTTATGGTAACTAGGGTCGATCAAATCCTTTTTCAGTTTCTCATAGATCGTTGTATTCGGCGCAACGACAAAAAAGTTCTTAATATTGTGTTGCGTATATAAGTAGGCGATAAATGCTCCCATTAGCCGAGTCTTGCCAACGCCGGTAGCCAAAGCAAACGCTAGCGACACAAAGTCTCGTTCAAAATCTGTGCATATCGGATACAGGGCATGAACAGCCCCGAGAGCTGCCTTCAAATTCATGCCTTTCCGCAATGTTAAGCTTGTGGTGATCTCCTCAAGTATCTTTAATGATTCTGTTTGTGGCCTACGAAGAGACATCACACCACTAATATAGTCGGTGGTATAGTGAGGATAACGGTTACTCATTGCATTCCACCTCCATATCATCCTCATATACAGGAGGATGAATGATATTCAGATTATAATCTGTTCTACCGAATTCACATCGGTCGAGGAGCATTTGCGGTATCTTCTTTAAAGAAATATGCTTAAAAGCACTATCTAGACCTGCATCGAAGGATCGGCAAGCGATTATAAGATACTCATCTTCCTCCATAGTATCTTTAATGGAATCTAGATAATTACTGTTCATGTGACGTGTGGTAACAAAGAGAAATGACTTCTCATTGCCTATGGATTGCTTCCAGAATAGGTCGCTATCCGGTTGATATTCAAAACCCTCGTGAAGAGCCACTGCCGCGGCCAACATATCTGCGCTGTACTCCGTTATTTATTACAGGCTCGCCAAAAGAATCTGTGTTGATGAGGGTGGAGGCAAGCTCAAAAAATCGATACCCTCCACCACCTTTCCAAGAGACAGACTTTGTGATTCCCCCCTTATCTTTTCCAGCAACAACTTTATCAAGTCGTACTTTACAGTGGGTATATGCATGTTCTCCCATCTCAATCCCAATCCACCGCCTGCCCATTTTGTGGGCGACTGCTGCAGTAGTGCCAGAACCGAGAAAGGAGTCTAGCACAAGTTCATTTTGATTAGTTGCGATACGTAATATCTTCTCAATCAGCCTTTCTGGTTTAGGTGTTGCGAAAGGGTCCTCTGGGTTTATCGCTTTTACTTCTTTCTTTAGCATCCTGAGTTTGATCCGACCTCCTCAAATCGCCAACAAGTCAGAGGCACAATTCCATCTTGTACTTCACTGAGAAAGGTCTTCTTTTCGAGGAACATTTATTGCCATTTTTTCCCAAACCATATGCGGTTATCTGCAATCAGCCGTTTTAAGCTCTTCTTTAGAAGAGATCCAGCTTCTACTTTTTGTAGGGGTAACGACTCTACCGCTTGGTGTGGTAATAGGATAGTCAGTACTGGCACTATATGTCCGAGCTGTAAAATCACTTGAAGCCCATGGGCCCCTGGGATCATTATCTGGATTTTTATATCTTTTATCCATAGAGGCTGTTCTAGGAAGTAGATTGGGTTTCCAAATTTCTTTCCTTTTAGAATATACAAGAATAAAATCATGACTATCAGAAAGCCATTTTGCATCATTTTGAGGAGAGAATTTTTTTTCCCACACTACAGTACTTATAAAATTATTTCGGCCAAAAACCTCATCACACAATACCTTTAAATAATGTCCTTCGTCGTCATCAATGCTTATCCAAATCGTTCCATTATCAGATAATAGTTTTCTTAGAATTTCCAACCTTGGCCGCATAAGATTAAGCCATTGGCTATGTTCCAGATTATCATCATACTGCTCAAAAGCAGAACCAGTATTATAAGGCGGGTCTATGTAGATGCATTTGATCTTTCCGGAAAATTTGCTTTCTAGCGCCTTGAGTGCCAACAGATTATCTCCATGGATCAGCATGTTTTCAGTATCAGATTCTGCAAAATTATTTGACATCGTTGCATTCTCAATTAAAATGCGCGGTTCAACGATTATGGGTTCCGCTTTCCCATACCAAGTCAGTTCCAATTTATTAGCCATTATTTATTCCTGTACCCTTACTGCTATTATTAAAATTACAATCCTCTAATGGATTAATGATGCCATGGGATGTTGGTGTAGTTTACATCAATACGAAAATAATCAAGCTCACATTACATAATTACAATTAACAAAAAGAGGATAAGGATCATCACGACCAAAATTATCCCGAAGGTCTTCCAGCCGCCAGTAATATTATCCTGTTCAGGATTAGATTTTGGTGATTTAGCTTTAGGCTGTGACCTTGTAGCTTTAACAACTGAACGAGCAAAATGATTAACTAGGAATTTACTCATTACCCCCTCCTCTTCATAATGTTAGATTCAAATTCTTCTAGAGTTTAATTAATTTCACTACCATTACACCACATTATTTCCAATTTCGTAAGACCTAGCGCAGAATCCTCACAATTAGGTAGCATTTTTGTACCTACATGGCCCAAAGGTCCATTTACTTTCCATCGAAATAGGTCCCAACAACTATACAACTAATCAGCAATAACACAATATGGACAAGGGTTCTAAAGAAAAGGGATTCCAATCTATCGCAAGATCTGTTTAAGTGGAGAATTGAAGGATTCTCAATTACTTCGCTTAGCAAAAATCCTGAATCTGATCCTTGAATATCCTATGAGGCAGATGTGGGATTAATACTAATGTGAAACTATAGAAAAGCCAGTATTAGGCAAGTCCCTTTCTTTCAATCCAAGTGTCGTGCCCTGATATACCCCCATCCGCGCTCTTGAATCTTAACACATTCAATAAACTAGAAGGGAATATCATTATCAAATCTACCTTTTTCGTCGTCCTCAGGCAATCCAAGTACCTCTCTATACGTCTTAAGGAGCTTGTTCTGGAGATACACCGTTGGCTCTCCGCACTGTTCACAGAACCTTGAGTCCGGAAGATTCTCGTGGGATTGGCTATCATGCAAATTTCCGTAATCGTCCTCCCATTGACCGGGTATGCAATTGTTCACCAATGGCAATCCACAGATCCGGCAATAGGTGGCATCAGCACTGAATTCTTCGTTTTTGGCAACGTGGGCATTCCTTGACCTTGTTGGTTTTTCGATCATATTTGATCTCGGACTTGTATATCATCGAGAAGTCTCCTTCAGTATATTTTTCTAAGCTTTGTTTTATCTGTATATGGTATTTGCTATCTTTGAATGCAGTAGGTTTCCCGCATGCATAGCAATGTTTCGCCTCAGGATGGTTGAGATGTGTAGGATCATGTGTACATGGATTTTTTAACGGAGTACTGCATATCCTACAGTATACAGCGTCTTCTGAGAAAATCTGATTTCCACAGACAGGGCATGGGGAAAATTGAGTATGAGAATTCACTCCAAGATCCCGGTAGATGATTCCTGTTGCATTAATCTTGAATGAAAATTGTTTTCTACCACACTCAAAACAATGGGAAGCCCCGGGTAGCCGTACCCATCCACAATGGGCGCAATACCAGGTTGCAGCATGCTTGATGTGTTTCGTGGTTTCCCAATCTATCTTTGATGTACTGTACTTGTTGATATCTGCCTGCAGCAATCCAATCCTGGCTTTGGCTGCAGGGGATGAAATGTCGAATGCTTTCTCGATCAAGGATTCCGCACTGAAGCGAGCTTTTAAGTTCGAGGTAACCGGAGTCTGTTGGATAACTACCCAACCTTCGCTTCCATCAGCAACTTTTGAGATGCCGTGACTATCCAAGAGCCGTTCGGTATGGTAGGCGGGACAAAGAAGGTTTCTGGCAAAGCAATTCGCTTCGTTCTCTAAGCGCTTATAAAGCTCTTGCCCCACTCCTCCCCTCTCAAGTATGGGTTTGCCATACTCATCGTGATGTCCCAGAAAGATATGTCCGATCTCATGTGCAATGGTAAACCGAATGCGTTGCTTTTTCTTCTTTTCATTGTAGTAAACGATGTATTTGCCGCATCTCTCATCCATAACAGCGGCACCATCCTCTGATCCGAAAAACTTGAAGCAGTCCTTCTGGGATATTCCTGACTGTGCCATCAGTTGTCCATAAGAACAAAACTCGAACAGATTATGGAATTGATGTTGGATCGCATGCAGACTCACCGGAAACCGGTCAATGCCGGCGTCCTCAAGTACGATCAAGGCCTCTATAATGGGTTGTTGGTAATCTGGATTCAGTCGCATCAAAAGTCATCAGAGGCCTGGGGCTCGATGACTCCGTCGCTATCGGCATTCTGGAAGGCTGTAGCAAAATTGTTTCGTAGGATTTCCATCATCCGCTCCCTATCGTCTTCGGACATGGACTTCGACGCACGCGCAATAATCCTGATATCCTTGTCATCATCAATCGTCTTGTTCAAACTGAGAAGGTAATTGTAGTCAATGTGCAGCGCCTGCGCAATAGCTTTCAGGGTACTTGGATCAGCCACGATATCTGGATTGTTTTCGATTCGTGAGATGGTGGCATGATTGAGGTGTATAGCCCGGGCAAGTTCCCGTTGGGTCATATCAAGCTTTTCACGTTTTTCCTGAATGACTTTTCCCAATGTGAGTTCGCTTTCGCTCATATCCATCCCCTTTTCTCTCGTTATTCACCTTCGATAGCAGTCAAAATGTTCAGTAACAGGTAGATACTACCAAATATGTTGATTCCAGTCAACGTTATTTCAAATCTTCTCATTTTGTGTTGACTCGAATCAACAATTATTGTACTTTCACTCTGTTGATTCGATACAACACCATATTCCCAAAGCCTTCGGGCTGCATTTTTTTTGGGGTATGTGTTGCTTCGATTCAACAATAAAATCGATTCGAGCCTGACAACGTTTAGGGCGAGGAATCCTGATGCAGCAGCCTGTCACACCAAAAGTGTTGACGGGCTGTTTCGGGTCTCCTGGTCTCGTTGTGCCCTCAGGCTTGCAATCTGATCACCACGGCTCCGAATGGCGTCATGACCTCGCCCTCCGTCTCAGGCGGGAGGCACACATGGCAAAGGACGCCAAGACAGAATTTTTTTATTACATCGACGGAAAACCGTACCGACTTACCCCAGGCAAGGACGGCATCACCGAGGAGATCATCACCGTTCTCCGCGACTCGTATCATGCCGAGAAACTGAACGACCGGTATGAAGATGAACTGCAGGATGCGAAGTTCAAATTCTCAAAGACACTCCACGATACCAATCCGGGATCCCATCCTACCGATCCCATCGAGCACCTTGTGGATATTTCCCAAGCTCCAGAGGAGGTCCTCTTCCAGGATGAGCTATCTCCCTCGATCAGGGATCAGGTGCACACGATCATCCCACAGCTGATCCCTGCCCAACAGGAGCTTTTCTGGAAGCTTTGCGAGGGTAGGCAACTCGTCGATATCGCTCGGGAGGAAGGGACCACGGACAATTCGATCCGTAGCCGCCGCAGAAAGATGTTCGATCGCATCAGGGCTCTCTATGCCGAGGAGTTCGGGGATGCATAGTCCCCGTTTTCTCCTTGGGGTACGGATTTCAGGTATTAGGCAGAGGATGTACACACGGGGTGATGCCACACCGAAACAGCCTCCGGGGAAACACCCCGTACAGCGATGGAGAAACACAATGAAACTTCAACACAGGGTCCAAATCAATGTGGCCCAAGGCGGGGAAGGAACCCAGGGGGTACTGGGTAGCCGTGGACGAAAGCTACCCGCAAGGCTGCTGCGATTCCTGTTCGGCCAGTACAGCGAAGTGCTCGTACTCACACCGGGCAAGACGGTCAGGAGCGTCGAGATACATGAAATGCAAGAAGGAGTGAATGGAAATGGAAGATAAAGCCCAGTTGTTGCTTGATGGAGCCAAGGGATTCAGATCCCTTGCGGAGGCGCTCGAGTTAGCCGCCGAAGTACTTCGCACACAAGACCTGAAGAACCTGCTCGGACAGAAAGATATCCAACCGGACCTTTTTGAAGCACAGGACTCCCCAACGATTCAAGAGCCATCAAAGGATGAGTCCCCTTTGTCTCTGATCGATGTGCGCAAGATACTCGCAGAGAAGTCGCGTGATGGTCACACGGACCAGGTACGGTTGCTCCTGCAAAAGTATGGGGCTGACAAGCTCTCAGCGATCGATCCCTCCCATTACAGAAATCTTGCCGATGAGGCTTTTTGTCTGGGAACAACATTGGAAGATTTAAAGGCTGCCGTCGACGCAATCACCTCGAAGGACAAGGCCGATCAGATGCCAGCCATCTATGAACATCACTATGCCACCAGCCTTGAGGATCTGAAACCGGAATATTACCCGGGTTTCCTAAGGGATATCAGGAGGCTTGCCGATGAGTAGGCATGCCCTTCTCTCTCCCTCATCGGCCTCGCGATGGACAATGTGTCCGCCATCGGCACGCCTATGCGAACACATCGAGGAGAAATCCAGCGTCTTTGCCGAGGAAGGAACCGAAGCCCATACCCTATGCGAGTACAAGGTCAAGCTTGCCCTGGGAATCAAGATGGAGGACCCGAGACCCACCTTGCACTACCACAACGAGGAAATGGAAAGCTGTACCGATGAATACGCCGCATTCGTTCTCGAGGCATTGCAGCATGAGAAGGATGCTCAAAAAGATCCGTTGATACTCCTTGAACAACGCCTGGATATCAGCACGTATGTACCTGAATGTTCTGGGACCGGAGACTGCATCATCATCGCCGACAGGAACCTGCACATCATCGACTTCAAGTACGGACAGGGGGTTGCAGTCTCAGCCGACCACAATACGCAGATGATGCTCTACTCCCTCGGAGCTCTTGATATGTTCGGCTCGCTGTATGAGGTGGAAGAGGTATCGATGACCGTATTCCAACCCCGCCTTGCAAACGTGAGCACGTTCACCATGACTGCCGATGATCTAACCAACTGGGCTGAATCCTATCTCAAGCCAAAGGCTGAATTGGCATTCCGGGGCAAGGGTGAATTCTGCTCAGGTCCCCATTGCCGCTTCTGCAAGGTGAAAGCCACCTGCCGCAAGCGTGCCGAGGCGAACCTGGATCTCGCTCGCTATGAGTTCGCCGAGCCTGTACTCCTGGGAGATGACGAGATTGCAGAGATCCTGACCAAAGCTGACGAGTTGGCTTCTTGGGTAAGCGATATCAAGGGGTACGCTCTTTCGGTATTGGGTAGAGGAGGAAAACTGGAGGGATTCAAACTGGTCGAGGGTAGATCGATACGCAAGTACACCGATGAGCAGGCCGTTGCTGAGGCAGTCAACTCTTCTGGATTCGATCCCTATGAACACAAGGTACTGGGAATCACGGCAATGACCGAATTGCTGGGAAGAACACGATTCAATGATATCTTGGGCCCATTCATCTACAAGCCCAAAGGCAAACCGACGCTCGTACCGGAAAGCGATAAAAGACCGGCTATCACAATCAACGACTTTGACGACATGGAGGAAAAGTAATGTCAACAATCGCAAATCCAATGAAGGTAATCACCGGAAAGAACACCAGATGGTCCTATGCAAATGTGTGGGAGCCCAAGTCCATCAATGGAGGGTCTCCGAAGTATTCGGTCTCCCTGATCATCCCCAAAAGCGACAAGGCAACTGTGCAGAAGATAAAATCTGCCATTGAGGCTGCGTACAAGGAAGGCGAGGCAAAGCTCAAAGGCAATGGAAGAACAGCCCCGTCGCTTGCATCGCTGAAGACTCCCTTGCGCGATGGGGATATCGATCGCCCGGATGATCCAGCCTACGAGAACGCATTCTTCATCAATGCCAACAGTGCCACCGCACCCGGTATCGTTGATGCGGATTGCAACCCCGTGCTGAACCGCAGTGATGTGTACTCGGGTGTCTACGGACGAGCCTCGATCACCTTCTATGCGTTCAACTCCAACGGCAACCGCGGCATCGCATGCGGCCTGCAGAATCTGCAGCTCATCCGTGAGGGAGAGCCTCTGGGCGGTAAGGCAAGTGCAGAGAGTGACTTCGCCACCGACGACGAGGATGATTTCCTTGCCTGATCTCTTCGGAAGAGGACGGTGGCAATATGCTGCCGTCCTTTTAATATGTGCTTACTTGAAACCCAACTTCGTTACCAGGAGATCAGGATGAACTACCTTAGCATCGATATCGAGACATATTCTTCGATCAATCTAGCCAAAAGCGGAGTTTACCGTTACTGCGAGGCAGAGGACTTCGAGATCCTCCTGTTCGGTTACAGCATGGACGGCGGGGAGGTGAAGGTCGTCGATCTCGCCCGGGGAGAAAAAATCCCCAAAAACATAATCAGGGCTATCTACGATGATGGCATCATCAAATGGGCATTCAATGCAACCTTCGAACGCATTTGTCTTTCCCGCCATCTAGGACTGCCGACAGGTACTTATCTGGACCCGGTCTCTTGGCGTTGCACGATGATTTGGTCGGCGTATCTGGGACTACCCCTATCGCTGATGGGCGTCGGTGCGGTGCTCGGTCTTCAGAGACAGAAGCTCTCAGAGGGCAAGGATCTGATCAGGTACTTCTGCATCCCATGCAATCCTACTATCACCAACGGCGGACGTACCAGGAATGAGGCTGATGATGCACCTGACAAATGGAGCCTGTTCATCGAGTACAACAAGCGCGATGTCGAGGTTGAGATTGCCATCCATCAGCGCCTCTGTCGATTTCCGGTTCCCGATGCCATCTGGGATGAGTACCACCTTGATCAAGGCATCAACGACCGGGGTGTGTTGGTCGACAAGAATCTCGTGGGTAATGCAATCAGGATGGACAAACGTGCCCGAGAAGAGTTGATTGCGAGGATGAGGGAGCTCACTGATTTGGAGAATCCCAACTCGGTATCCCAGGTAAAAACCTGGCTGTCAGAGAACGGTCTTGAAGTCGATTCTCTTGGCAAGAAGGATGTGAAGGCAGCTTTGCAGGATGCCCCGCGCCAGATACAGGAAGTGCTCGAGCTCAGACTTCAGCTTGCCAAGTCGTCGGTGAAGAAGTACCAGGCGATGGAAAACGCAGTTTGCAGCGATGGCAGGACTAGGGGCATGTTCCAGTTCTACGGGGCAAACCGTACCGGGCGGTGGGCCGGAAGACTCGTGCAAATGCAAAATCTACCCCAGAACCATCTGGAGGATCTGGAGACTGCAAGAACCTTGGTGAATAGCGGTGGGTATGAAGCGGTGCAGATGTTGTATTCCGATGTTCCCAACACATTGTCACAGTTGGTCCGTACTGCATTCATCCCCAGAAACGGATATCGATTCATTGTTTCGGACTTCTCAGCCATCGAAGCAAGAGTGCTCTCCTGGCTTGCAGGGGAAACCTGGCGCATGGAGGTCTTTGCGGGCAATGGCGACATCTACTGTGCATCCGCTTCTCAGATGTTCAAGGTCCCTGTAGAGAAGCATGGCCAGAATGCCCATCTAAGACAGAAAGGGAAAATTGCCGAATTGGCGCTCGGGTACGGCGGGTCGGTGGGAGCTCTGAAGACGATGGGCGCTCTGGATATGGGCCTTGAAGAGAATGAGCTCAAGCCATTGGTAAATGTGTGGCGTCAATCCAATCCGAACATCGTCCAGTTTTGGTGGGATGTGGACAAGGTGGTTAAGGAAGCAGTCAAGGATAGGATCTCGACCAACACACATGGCATCAAGTTCTCGTATGAGAGTGGCTTCCTGTTCATCACCTTGCCATCAGGCAGACGGCTTGCCTACGTGAAGCCCCGTATGGGTACCAATGATTTTGGCAGCGATTGCGTAACCTATGAGGGTGTGGGAGCCACAAAGAAATGGGAACGCATCGAAACATATGGGCCCAAGGTGGTGGAGAACATCGTACAGGCAATCAGCCGTGACATTCTCTGCTACTCGATGCAGCAGCTCAAGGATCATCGGATCTGCATGCACATCCATGACGAGATCGTCATCGAGGCACCTGCTGAAGTGGAACTGAAAGACATCGAGGCTTCCATGGCGGCATCGCCATCATGGGCGGATGGATTGCTGCTCAATGCGGATGGCTTTGAGACCAAATTTTACAAGAAGGACTGAATATGAATATACGCAACAAGGAAGGATATATGGATAGGACCCCTTATGAGGCCATGAAGGCTATTGAGAAACAAACAAGACCACATTTTGATTATCATCCCATGGTATATATCTGCTCTCCATATGCTGGAAATATCGAAGAGAATGTGTTCCATGCCCGACGTTACAGCCGCTTTGCTGTCGAGAAAGGTTATCTTCCGATAACCCCTCACCTGCTCTACCCCCAGTTTCTTGATGACGGGCTTCAAAGCGAACGCGATCTGGGCATGTTTTTCGGTATCGTGCTCATGAGCAAATGTTCGGAGGTTTGGGTGTTTGGTGAACGAATCAGTACAGGAATGCAAATTGAGATTGATAGAGCACTATATAAAAATTATCGAATAAAGTATTTTAAAAAAGATTGTACAACAATCGATAGTCATTCATAGTTAATATATAATTTAACATCAGTTAATTCAAATTTTAAATTATCTTGAGATAAAAAATTATAAGCAGTTTCCATCATCAACAAGTTGGTTTATGCACTTATAGAATTCTCAGCGGTAGTGATAGAATAGAAAGGACATGTAAAGCAGGTCTAATTCGGAAACCTCGGGAGTCGGATTCTCATGTGTAACTTGATCAATCTTTTAAAGGTATTTTTCGCTTCAGATATATTTTAAAATTCCAATTGTAAATAGGAGGTGAGTTTATGGAAATTTCTGAAAGAGTCAAACTATCAAGCATTCCGTTACAATCTATTCAGGGTAGAGAATGCAAGCCAACAGCAATGGCTTCAGGTTGTATTGTACAATATCCCAAAAACGATTATTTGTTTACCGTATTTCATGCTGTATCAAAAAATGAAGGGACATGGGCTATGTTATCCGAATGGATCTTAGGCAAAGGTACAAAATACTATACTTTAAATGGATTCACATATTTAAGGTTATCCAAGATTAATCGTGAATCGGATATAGACAATATACTTAAAAATGGGATCGGTGAAGAAATTGATTTTGCATTTACTGTAGTACCTAAAGATGTTGAAAACTTATATCAAGAAATTGGTCCTGACATGAGAATCATTAAAAGTGAGAATCGGCTAAAGTTCCATTATAACGAAATAGCAACACCGAATCAAAAAGGCTCTTATGGTTTTAGTGGGCAGATTATGCCTGAAATAATTGGAAATGTTGCTATTGCTGCTGAAAATATGGTGTACATGGGTCTTAAATACTTGAGAACTGAAGGCAATTTCCATTTTTTTGAATTGCCGTTTGAACATCCCGGACACGAATATTTCCAAGGATGTAGCGGGGCCCCCATCATTGATAAACAAGGCAATCTTGTCTCACTTGTTTGTTCTAGTGATGAACCTGAAAATGGGAAAATCCCTAATAGGATACTTGGAATCAATCTTGAGAAATTTAAAATTGCTATTGAAATCGAGGAAGGGACGTTCTGATAATGTACCTAAACACTCCTTCAACTATAGAAAGATTTCATAGGCTAGCATTTCTAGATATAACCCATTTAATAAGGACAGTTAAAAAAAGGAAACTTCATGCCATATTTAATACCAGAAACCTATCACTTCAGTCATGAATACTGCTTTTTTCTCCATGATTTAATGGTTTGGATGGTTAAAGAAGGTGAACAAAAAAGACATTTCGATGTCAAGTTGAATCCTTCCTCAGAGGAAACTAAAGTACTACAAAAATTTCATGGCAATGAACTCTATGAATGGTTGCAAGAGAATGGGCACCAAAAAGAGGCAGACCTGCTCACCTATAAACAAATTTTCGTTGCAACATTAGCCGATTTTCTACAATTCATTTTTAATGCCTTACGTAGTTCTGAAAAGGGGCATCTTTCTGTGACCTTTTCGCTTTTAAGAAAACCTTTAAAAGAAAATCTCTTTATCCTAGAATCACTACTAAGTGAACCAAAAGAATTCCTTCAAAAATTCAATTCTTCTGTTTCGTATAATGAGGCAGCTATAGATAAGCAGAACGAAGAAACGAAAAGAAGAATTATCACTGATGTCCTGAAAAAGATTCCTTTAAGTCTAATGGAACCAGATTTCCTATATAACCTTAGGTATTCTAAAAGGGAAATTCATAGCCTAGAACGGCTGTGGCAGAAAGCAACTCATATTGTGACATCGTGTCAGCATTATCAAACCGAATCAGGAAATTTAAACTTCGTGTTCTCTGATATTAATGCAAAAAAGGAGCAATGGAGGTATCTGTATTTTATCCTCCCCCAGATGCTTTTTTATGTATTTCAAGTTTGTCGCACTATTTATGAGCAGGTAATCACTAGTGAAGTCATTTTCTCTGACGAGTCATGGGACCGAGCTCTAGTGGGTAATATGATATCAATGTATAATCTTATGCAAGATGACGAAATGGAATGCATCCAGGATCAATTACTTGATATCAAATTAAAATGTCAAATATGTGGAAAGGAAGTCTCGCTAACACAGAGCATGCAAAAACAAATTCAATTTGAGGGATCATATACATGTGTTGAAGGGCATAGAAACGAATTCTTTGAATTGCCATGAAGGTAGCTTGTCGAATCTATAGGAAATAACATCTCTTCCAGTATATAGGGTACGCTTTTTCGGTGGTAGGTAAGGAGTGTCAAATCATCATGAAAACTCTCTACCTATCTACCAAGGAGGATACGATATGCGTAACCTACCCATAGCCTATGGCAACAGCTGTTATGCGAAAACCTGGACAAACAAGACCACAACATTCGATGAACTCTGCATGCGATTGTCGGAAACCATACGTACCACGGAATCAGTGGAGGAATACCCAAAGCTTCTGAAAGCAGAACGCGATCGCATCAAGGACAAAGGTGGATTCGTCGGGGGACAGCTAAGGGATAACCGCAGAAAGCGGGAAACCGTAGCAAGCCGCTCCATGCTCACTCTCGATGCCGACCACGCAACACAAGAACTGATCTCCTCATTCAAGACCTCTTGCCCATACGCTGCGTGCCTTTATACCACGCACGGGCATACCCCTGAAGCTCCTCGAGCACGGATCATCGTACCGATGACCCGTGATGCCACCCCCGATGAGTATATCGCGATCGCACGCTACTTCACCGATAGTCTTGGAATCGACCAATTCGATGAATGTTCCTATCGTCCGCACCAATTGATGTATTGGCCAACCACCCCATCAAACGGGGAATTCATTTTTTTTAAGACCGATGGGCAATGGCTTGATCCGGATACTTACCTTGCGTCACACCCGCATTGGAACGACTGCTCACTTCTGCCTACTTCCAGCCGGGAAAGTACAGTGCATAATGCCACGGGAAGAAATGCAGAAGACCCTCTGAAAAAACCGGGGGTGATTGGAGCTTTTTGTCGGACATACACCATCCAGGGAGCAATTGAACAATTTCTTTCAGATATATATGAACCCTCAATTACCCCTGGCCGATATGACTATATACCTGCCGATTCCAGTGCCGGTGTGGTGATCTATGATGAAAAATTCGCCTACTCACATCATGCTACCGATCCCGCCTCAGGCAAACTCCTCAATGCGTTTGATCTGGTGAGGATCCATCGGTTCGGGGATGACGATCCGAAAAAATCGTTTAACGCGATGGCCGAGCATGCCAGCAAGGATGAAAGGGTTAAGTTGCTGATTACCCAGGAGCGCCGTGCGGAGGCTGATGCCGACTTTGCACCAGAGGGGGATTGGGAAAAACAATTGCGGTACATGCCCCGAAGCAGCCTGTTGGAGAACAGTGTATGGAACCTCAACCTGATTCTCAACAACGATCCTGATTTCGCCGGCTTCGCTTTCAACGAAATGGCGGGACGCATCCAAGTCACCTCCAAGATGCCTTGGGGAAGACCGGTGGGAAACCACTTCTGGCGCGATGCCGATACAGCCCAATTGAAATCCCTCATCGATTCACGCTATCTCGCGTTCTCTGGTCGCAACCATGATGTTGCTTTCACCAAGGTCGCAGATGACCGTCGGTTCCACCCCATCCGTAATTACTTAGATTGCTTGCCGCCATGGGATGGTATTTCACGGGTCGAAGAACTGTTCATTCGTTTTCTGAAAGCCGACAACACTCCATACACGCGGGCGATAACCCGAAAAACCTTTGCTGCAGCGGTGGCCCGCGTCTACCACCCCGGAATCAAATTCGACAGCGTTCTCGTGCTCGATGGCGAACAGGGAATCGGTAAGAGTACGATCGTGAAGGATCTGGTAGGTAGCGATTACTACTCAGAGTCCCTCTCCCTGACCGATGTGAATGACAAGTCGGCTGCTGAGAAGTTGCAGGGTTTCTGGATTGTGGAGATAGGCGAGCTTGCAGGAATGAAGAAGGCCGACATTGAGAAGGTCAAGGCATTCTTCTCAACCTCGGACGATCAATATCGTCCAAGTTATGGCAGGACGGTCGAAAGCCATCCCCGCCAATGTGTGATCATCGCGACGGTCAACGGGGAACATGGATACCTTCGGGATGTCACCGGGAACCGACGATACTGGATCGTCAAATCCAACCAGCCGCGTCATAAGATGACCTGGCGATGCACCGAGGAATTCCGATCACAATTCTGGGCGGAGGCCAAAGCCATCTGGGAAGCAGGGGAAAGGCTGTACCTCGAAGGTGATCTTCTGTATGAGGCAGAAGATGTCCAGACTCAAGCCATGGAAACTGATGACCGCGAAGGTCTTGTCAGAAAGTATCTCGACACCTTGCTGCCTGAGAACTGGGATGCGATGGACATGTACGAACGACGCGCATATTTCTCAGAGAGGGGCAGCGGCATGGTGGCGAAGGGAACTGTCAGACGAACGGCTGTATGCAACATGGAAATCTGGTGCGAGTGCTATGCAAAGGACCCCTCTGTGATCAACAAGAACGACTCGTATGGCATCACTGCCATCATGCAGAAAATCGGAGGTTGGACCAAATATTGTGGAACGAAGAATGGAACAAGGTACTTCCCGATCTATGGCAAGCAGCGTGCCTTCGTTCTACAGGATGTGGAACAAGAACCAGCTCGTTCCAAGCTTGTTCCAGAGCTCGTTCCACAAGAAAACGACGAAATACCATTCTAGGATGCAGATTTTCAAGGTTTTGGAACGATGGAACAAGAATATACCAAAAAGACTTTTTGAGGAAGAACAGAGGGAATGGGAAACATGGAGACGCCTATACGCACGCGTATAAATATATAGGAATTCTTGTTCCGGTCGTTCCGTCGTTCCATAGGGAGATTTGGAATGCTTGAGAAAGAGATCGAGTTGCAGCTGCTTAAGGCTGTGAAAAAGATGGGAGGCCGGGCTGTGAAATTCATAAGCCCGGGCTTTGACGGAATGCCTGACCGATTGGTGCTGCTACCCGGCGGGCGGTGCGGCTTCGTGGAAGTGAAGGCCCCGGGCAAGAAGATGAGGGCACTCCAACAGGTAAGGCATGAAATGCTGAAGACCCTGGGGTTCAAGGCATACGTGCTGGATACAAAAGAGCAGATAGAGGAGATCATCAATGACATATACACCGCATGACTACCAACGGTATGCGAGCGACTTTATAGAACAGCACCCCGTAGCAGCGATTTTGCTGCAGATGGGACTTGGCAAAACGGTCATCACCCTGACGGCCCTTTCCAACCTCCTCTTCGATTCGTTTCTGGTACGCAAAATACTGATCATCGCGCCCCTTCGGGTTGCACGGGATACCTGGCCTGCCGAAATCGGCAAGTGGGATCACCTTGGGGATTTGATTCCGTCAGTGGCCGTGGGAAGTACCGCCGAGCGCCTTACTGCCTTGGAGCGCAAGGCTGACCTGTACATCATCAACCGTGAGAACGTACAGTGGTTGATCGAGGAGACCACCCTGCCCTTCGACTTCGACATGGTCGTCGTCGACGAACTCTCGTCGTTCAAGAACCACCGCTCCAAGCGCTTCAGGGCTCTGATGAAGCGCCGTCCCGTGGTAAAGCGCATCGTAGGGCTCACAGGAACCCCGGCCAGCAACGGCCTGATCGACCTCTGGGCCCAGTTCAAGCTGTTGGACAAAGGTGTGCGCCTAGGCAGGTTCATCGGAGCTTACCGTGATGCGTACTTCTCCCCAGACAAACGCAATGGACAGATCGTGTTCAGCTATAAACCCGCCCCCGGTGCGGAGGAAAGGATCTACCAGGCAATCGAAGACATCACGATATCTATGAAGGCCCAGGACCATATCAGGATGCCCGAGCTCATGACCAATGAGTATAAGGTTTCCCTCAGCGACGATGAGCGGATGGTCTATGAGAGACTAAGGAAAGATCTGGTCCTGGATTCCTCGGGCGGACAAGTGACGGCTGCCAATGCAGCAAGCCTGTCGGGCAAACTGCTGCAACTGGCAAATGGGGCTGTGTACACCGACGATGGCTCAACGATCGCCCTCCATGATCGCAAGCTCGATGCGCTTGAGGACCTCATCGAGTCTGCCAACGGGCAAAGTGTGCTGGTGGCATATTGGTTCAAGCATGACCTCAAACGCATTACAGGGAGACTGGAAAAGCTGGGGATGTCATTCTCGAATCTGGACTCGAGCGAGAGCCTGGTGAAGTGGAACCAGGGAAAACTGCAGGTCGGGTTGATCCACCCCGCATCTGCCGGGCACGGGCTGAACCTCCAAAGTGGTGGCAATTGCTTGATCTGGTTCGGCTTGACCTGGAGCCTTGAGCTGTATCAGCAGACGGTGGCGCGCCTGTGGCGTCAGGGGCAGCAGTCCGAGACTGTGGTGGTTCAGCACATCATCACCGAGAAGACCATTGATGAGCGCATCATGAAAGTACCTCTCGGGCAAGGCTCAAACCCAGGACGCCCTCATCGAAGCGGTGAAGGCCGAACTTACAGGGGGTAGCCGATGACCGAGGCAAGTATGAGACATCTGGCAGCGGCCATCGTGGAACGTGCAGTCACCGACTGGCACAAGGCGGTATCCCAGCTGGAGAGCAACCCCGATTATGTATACGCATGGGCGACCAAGGATGAGATTGAAAGGTTTTTCGAGAGCAAGTGGTTCGAACTCCTGTGCGAGATCAGCCCCGACTTCACCAAGATTCACCTACAGGAGGCAAGAGCATGAAAGCAAAGGAATATCTGTCGCAGGCATGGTATCTGGACAAACGCATCAAGACCAAGGAACGCCAGCTCGATTGGCTCAAAAGCCATGCCGTCTACGTATCCCCCAAACTCACAGAGGTGCCCAAGGCTCCGTCGATCCGTCGATCTCCCGTGGAGGAGGCGGTGGTACGGATCACCGAACTGGAAAATGAAATCAACACCAGCATTGCCCAGTTAATGAGACTGAAGACTGAAATCGCTGAAGCGATCCGAAGTGTGAACAGCATGGAGTGCGAGACGCTGCTGGAGATGCGTTACATCACCTTCCTAGGCTGGGACCAGATCGCATCCCAACTGAACTATAGCCAGGATTACATCTATCACCTGCACCGGAAGGCGCTGGCCCTGGTGAGGGTTCCTGGATCCTGATGGATTCTCCTACGAGGCTCGATAGTCTCCTATGGAGGCTCGCACCCCACCACACTACACAATCCATGCAGTCATTCAATCAGATGGAGAGCGTATTCCTTCGCTTCAAAAAGCACTTATCAGCTGCAGAAAAGGGTAAACGGCGTGAACACCCGCGTGGTGTGTGCCAATATCGAGGTGGATGATGTTGAGGATGATTGTTCGGAATTTCTTGAGTCGGGTGAGAGTTTCTTCGCCCTCCAATACCTAGGGTAACGTAGTAACGCGATTTTTTCACATATACCCATGCTATAGGAGAAAAAAAACATGGGGGTGCCACACGCCACGCCACAGGTGAAAAATGGCGGGTGGGAGTATACTTTCTTTTTTTCCCTATACGAGCTTATCAATTTTACGTTACTTACGTTACCTAGAGTTTTCTTCTTTCTAATTGCTTTCAATGATAACACATGGATAGGGTAACGTAGTGGTAGCGTAGCACCAGTTTTACGTTACCTTTTTAGGGTTTTGGGCGGTTTGAGCCCCGGTGGCGGAGTCTCTCCGGTTTTGCCTGTGGTTCGGCACGCCATTCGGATCGTCACGCCACAAGGGCTCTTCTTGGCAGGTAACGCCCGAGGGTACCGCTGGGGAGGCCTTTTACGTTACGTTCACAGCCTAAACCACACAAAACAGGGAGAAGACTCAACCGCAAGATTGATTCCATTGTGGGGACTAGGCGAGCAAGGTGCTGTGCCTTTATCACAGGGTGCATGAACTGCGCTGGAATGTTCACGATATGCATGAAACCCAATCGTTAAAATATCAGAAAATAACAGTTGTGCTCAGTTCGTCTTGTACGCTACTGTACACTCAGACAAGTCCAATCGAGAGCTCGGGAATTCCTCCCGGGCTTTCTTTTTGCCCCAAGGAGTACCCCTCATGCCCTACAAGCCCAAGCGACCGTGCAGCCACCCAGGCTGTCCACATCTCACCGACGGTCGGTACTGCGAGGAGCATGCGAAAGAGGCTGCGAGCACCTACGAACGCAACCAACGAGATCCCGGCACCCACAAGCGCTACGGCTCCTCCTGGAGGAAGGCTCGCAGTAAGTTCCTCGCCGAGCATCCCTTCTGCGAGCTGTGCAGGAGAGAGGGACGCCTTACACGAGCGACGGTTGCCCATCATATCACTGCCACTAGATATGGTGGTACGGATGACGAGGAGAACCTCATGGCACTATGCAACAGGTGNCACTCNGCCCTCCACGGGCGCCAGAGAGACCGATGGAACGTTANAAGGTAACTATTNGTAGCGNCANCCCTAGGGGTATCTGAATCTCTACACCATATNTGGTGTACAACGGGCAGGGGCAATCACGCGGAAAAATTGGAATTCAAACGGGGGATTGACCCCCCTCATCATACGAAGGCGGTGCGACATGGCAAAAGACGGTACCAACCGTGGCGGTGCCCGCGTCGGTGCAGGGAGGAAACCCAAGGCTCTCTCAGAGAAAATCCACGAAGGCAGAGAGGCCCGCGTGGTGCAATTGCCCGAGGCTCCCGAGCTCGAGGGCGCGGACATGCCTGAGGTCAAATATTACATGACGGTCACCCAGAAGAGTGGCATCGAGCTCGATGCTGCAGAGGTCTTCCAGGAGACATGGGATTGGCTCAAGACCAGACGCTGTGAGAATTTAGTCAGTAGCCAGATCATACACCAGTACGCGATGGCTGTAGCGCGATGGATCCAGTGCGAGATGGCAGTCAGCGAGTACGGCTTCCTCGCAAAGCACCCTACCACCGGTGCTGCGATCGCTTCTCCGTACGTGGCGATGAGCCGTGAATACATGAAACAGGTGAACCAGATCTGGTACCAGATCTTCCAGATCGTGAAGGAGAACAATGCCACCTCATACCAAGGAGCAAATCCTCAGGACGACCTGATGGAACGGCTGCTCACTTCCAGGCGCAGCCGCTAGGAAATCAAACAATCAAAGGAATTCAAACATGAAAAACCACCTCACATCCGAGAGTGTCTGCCAGGGACATCCCGACAAGCTGTGCGACTACATCGCCGACTCGATACTCGATGCCTGCCTAAGCAGCGATGCATATTCGCGCGTGGCCTGCGAGGTCATGGCGACCAAGGGCCGGATCATCGTCGCCGGAGAGATCACCAGCCGTACCAAGGTCAACATACGCCAAACCGTACGGACCGCCCTTGCAGAGTGTGGCTACAACCCCAAGGAATTCACCATCAGCGTATTCCTCCACAACCAGAGTTCGGATATTGCAGGCGGCGTCGATACAGCCCTGGAGATCAGGGATGCCGAGGGTAAAGTGGATGAATTGGGAGCCGGGGACCAGGGCACGGTGTACGGATATGCAACCGACGAGACACCCACCTGCATCCCCTTGCCTCTTGAACTCTCCCACCGCATCTGCAGCATCCTGGACAAGTGCAGGAAGAACGGAACCATCATGGGTATCCGCAGCGACGGCAAGGCCCAGGTTTCAGTGGAGTACGATGAGGGCATTCCCGTCAGGGTTGCCGCCGTCATCGTCTCGGTCCAGCACGAGCGTGACAAGAATCTGGACACCCTCAAGGGCGAGCTCATCGAAAAGGTGCTCGAGCCTGCCTTCATTCACTTCCCCATCGATGCACACACCCGTATCCTCATCAACCCATCCGGCCGTTTCGTTGAGGGCGGACCTGCCGCCGACACCGGCCTGACAGGTCGCAAGATCATGGTGGACACCTACGGGGGCCTGGCACTCCACGGAGGTGGCGCCTTCAGCGGCAAGGATGCGACCAAGGTGGACCGAAGCGGGGCTTACATGGCGCGCATGATCGCCAAGAACATCGTCTCAGCCGGTCTTGCCAAGCGCTGCGGTGTAGCGATCTCCTACGCCATCGGAAAGGCCGAGCCTGTTGCCGTGAATGTACACACATTCGCAACCGGCAGGGTTGATGATGCCAGGCTTGCCGAGGCAGTGAGTAAGGTTTTCAGCCTCAAGCCGAAGGACATCATCGAGGAGTTGGGGCTGCGCAGTCCCATATACAACCTTACCTCCTGCTACGGCCATTTCGGCAATTCCCTCTTTGCGTGGGAACAGGTGAGCGAGCGGTATATCGAGGCGCTCAAGGGAGAACTTGATCATGACCATTGAACAGAAACACATCGATGAGTTGCTGCCTGCTGACTACAACCCGCGCAAGGACCTCAAGAGCGGTGATGCCGAGTATGAGAAGCTCAAGCGCTCCATCGAGCAGTTCGGCTATGTGGAGCCGGTGATCTGGAACAGGACCACCGGCCGGGTCGTAGGGGGCCACCAGAGGTTGAAAATCCTCAGGGATGCCGGGCACACCGAGCTCGAGTGCGTGGTCGTGGATCTCTCCGAGGACAAGGAGAAGGCCCTCAACATCGCACTGAACAAGATCAGCGGCGAGTGGGACAAGGACAAGTTGACTCTTCTCATCACCGATCTGCAGGGTCTGGACTTCGACGTATCGCTCACCGGCTTCGACCCGGCAGAGATCGACGACCTGTTCAAGGACTCGCTTGCCGATGGTGTGCATGATGATGACTTCGATGTGGAGGCGGAGCTGGAGAATCCCGCGATCACCAAGAGCGGGGACCTGTGGAAGCTGGGAAGGCACCGCCTGGTATGCGGGGACAGCACCAAGGCCGAGACCTTCTCCCTTCTCATGGCAGGCTCCAAGGCGAACCTGGTGGTCACCGATCCGCCGTACAACGTCAACTACGAGGGCTCGGCCGGCAAGATCAAGAACGACAATATGGCTGGCGATGCTTTTCTGCAGTTCCTGCTCGATGCCTTCACGAACACCGCAGAGCACATGGCCGACGATGCCTCCATCTACGTATTCCATGCCGATACCGAGGGACTGAACTTCCGTAAGGCCTTCAGTGAGGCGGGTTTCTATCTCTCGGGCACCTGTATCTGGAAAAAGCAGTCGCTGGTGCTCGGCCGCTCGCCCTACCAGTGGCAGCACGAGCCGGTGCTCTTCGGATGGAAGAAAAAGGGAAAGCACCTGTGGTACACCGGGCGCAAGGAATCGACCATCTGGGAATTCGACAAACCCAAGAAGAACGGCGAACACCCTACCATGAAACCGGTGGCCCTGCTTGCCTACCCGATCATGAACTCCTCGATGAGCAACACGCTGGTGCTCGATCCGTTCGGAGGCAGCGGCAGCACGTTGGTCGCCTGTGAGCAGACCGAACGGAGCTGTGCCACCATCGAGCTGGATGAGAAGTATTGCGATGTCATCGTCAAACGCTATATCGAGCTCGCCGGATCCTCAGCCGGGGTCATCGTGCAGCGCGACGGACTGGATTACTCCTACGAGGAAGTCGCCACCGAGGGGGCACAGGATGGATGAAATCACCCTGATCACCACTCTCGCGGTATGCCTGTTCGGATCGGGAGGCATCGTGCTGTGGCTGCTCAACCGACTGGCAAAACGGAGCGACGACCGCCACGGTTATGCGAAGGACCTCAAGGATATCAAGAATACAATCACCAAGATCCAGATGGGTCTGGTCATGGCGCTGGAAAACGACAAGGTCATCTTCAAGTCGCTGAGGACCCATGAGATCAACGGAGAATCCGAGGAGCAGGAGAAGAAGATGGACGATTACTTTCTATCACTGCTTGGCAGCAAGGGGGAGCATACATGATCCTCAGTGCCATATTACTTGCCTTCGCCGCCTTTTTAGGCTTGGTGATGGAGCTCTACAAGAAAAGCCTTCGCCGTGACAGGGCAAGCGAGAACGAGATCAAGCTGGTCGCCCTCGCCTGCTCGGCGCTCCTGGGGTATGTGACATTCCGCATCGTTGCGGGGACCGGCATGGACGGCGGCCTGAACCCCACGCCATACCTGGTGGTCCTGTACACCATTGTGATCTACCTGCTGCAGCTTCCTGCGTGCATGGCATTCTGGAAACCACTGGTCAAAAAGTTTATGGAGAGAAAAGCCGATGAATGAAATCATGCAGATGCTGATCCTCATCATCCTGGGGTTGCTGGGGATCACACGATTGCAGGCACACAAGACCAAGGATTTGAAAAAGGATATCCAGAAGGCCCAATTTACGGTGAAGAAACGAGAACAGGAATTGGAGAAGATCGATGAAGTACAGCAGAAGATCACCACCATCACCCAAGAAAAACCGCCTGAAAAGATCGAACCTCCTGAAAGCGGTGATTCTGCCGGCCGTCTTGATCGTCTCAACCGGCTGCACGAGCGTGCCAACAGGACAGGAGAATGACCCGTATCGCCAGGTTCTGGTCTCGATGGCACCCAAGGCTCCGACGATCCCGGCCTTCCCCACCCTGAACTGGACATACCAGAATGGATTGTACTGCATATCGGAGACGGATGCCGACAAGCTTCTGGACTACGGGGAGAACGAACTTCCGCTTTTCGCTCACCGCTACGAGCAATACCTGCGCCAGATCGGCCTTATCCTGGATGCGTTGTCAAAACCTTAGGGTATGGGACTTGCTATTAGCGGAAACCTAGGCAATCAATGCAGCCTGACAAGGAGGGTACACCATGGATGAGATGAACAAGAAACGAATTGAGGTACTCAAACTCCAATACCCAAAGGGATGTACGGTTGAGCTGGTGCACATGGATGACGAGCAAGCCCCACCCAAGGGGACCAAGGGAGTCGTGATCCAGGTGGACGACATCGGGACCTTGCACGTTGCCTGGGAGACCGGCTCGACACTGGGTGTGGTGCCGGGTGTCGACATGGTCAGGAAACCGGGTGAGGAGATCCCCCGGCATAAGATCTTCTAGTGTGCCTTTTCCACTTGAGACGGCAGGTTTCCTGAAGGTCGTCGTAAAGGGAAAGGAAATCCTCAAGGCTCATGACAAGGGTCGACGGATCCTCATCAAGTGCATTGCTGGCGGCGTCGCCCCATGAGAGGATGAAGGTCTTCCATTCCATATCGCTGGTCCTTTTTTCAAGCAACAGCGATGCCAGTTCCGTTGCCTCATCTCTTTCCAGCCTTCGGTCCTTCAATGGGCCGGAGGCATTGTATCGTGCCCCAAGCTCTCTTCTCACTCGTTTGAACGGGTTACCCTGATAGCATCTCACACCCTCAAGGAGCCGCCAGCCGTCGTTTCGTGAACGGAAGTACAGATGGTACAGCTTCTCCACGATCATCGGAGGCAGCATCGTAGGCGAGAGCAGAAGGGACGGACAGGCCGGTCCCATCAGGGCGAACAGAGGCTCGAGGTTCATCTCGAAGGCAGGAAGATCACCCAGGGCTGCCTTGCCGACCTCCATCACTCGCACTGATAGCGGGCTCAGCTCCAGGACGAGCATGTCAGCCTCATACAGATGTTCGGTCCTCCCAAAGCCCAGCACGAAGAGCGATGGATTGACCGGGTCGATCGTACCGCAGCCCATGAGAAGCTGGAAGGTTTTCATGCTGATACTGTCCAGTGCCCTGAAAACGGGCACATCATGCATCGTGAATATCGAATTGGTGTTGCTCAAGAGGATCTCCTAGGTTGTTTCTGGTATGGAATCCGGGTTGAAAACCTCATGCATTGTCATACAGGGTCCGTAAAAAGGAAACAAAAATTCGATCCATTCATAATACTAAAATAGTGTATCTTATTTGCTTATATACACTTGCTATATATCCCTCTTTGAGTGATTACTACAGTACGAAGAAAAACACACCAAAGAGAGGTAGACGGCATGGAAAAGACAACACGGTTCGGAATCGAGATAGAGATGACAGGCATCACCCGCAAGGACGCAGCCCTGGCTGCCCGGACGGTCCTCGGTGGAGAGCTGCTCTACGGTGGTTCCTACTACGACACCTACGAACTGAAGACCTTCGATGGCCGCACATGGAAGTTCACCTACGATGGTAGCATCCGATGCGAAACCAAGCGGGGCGGGATCAAAGAGAGTGCATCGCGCCTGTACAGCGTCGAGCTGGTCAGCCCGATCCTCACCTACGAGGCCGACATCGAGAACCTGCAGGAGGTCGTCAGGGCGCTGAGGAGGGCCGGGGCCTTCGCCAACAACTCATGCGGCATCCACATCCACCTTGACGGGCAGGACCACACACCGCGCTCGATCAGAAACTTCGTGAACATCATCCATTCCCGAAACGACCTGTTCTACAAGGCCCTCGGCATAGAGGCTTCACGGGCACGGTACTGCAAGAGGATGGACGATCACCTTGTGGCGACCATGAACCGAGCCAAGCCGACCACCTTCGCCAAGATCGAGAGCATCTGGTACGAAGGCTACCGGGGAAACCGGGACGCTCACTACCACGAAAGCCGCTACCATTTCTTGAACCTGCACTCTTTCTTCCACGGCCACAAAACCGTCGAGCTACGCGGTTTCAACAGCACCCTCCATGCCGGAGAGGTCAGAAGCTACATCGTCCTTGCCCTTGCGCTGAACACCCAAGCGCTCTCACAAAGCTCGGCGAGCACCAAGAAGCCCCAAGCCGAGAACGAGAAGTTTGCGATGCGCACCTACCTCAACCGCATCGGTTTCATCGGCGACGAGTTCAAGGCCTGCCGCGAGCACCTGACCAAGCGCCTCACCGGATCAGCGGCATGGAGACGGCGGGTTGCCGCCTGAAGGGGCGACGGATCTGCAAGTTGAGGGCGGGACAACCGCCCTTGGGGTGGTAGAAGACCAAGTGAAGGAGTGTAACAACGATGAAGAAAGTCTATCTGGCCTATGGAAGCAACCTGAACCTCGAACAGATGGGAGAGCGATGCCCCGATGCCGCAGTCATCGGAACAACGATACTGCACGATTATCAGCTGTTGTTCCGGGGAGGCCGACATACTGGAGTGGCCACCATCGAGATGAAACGGGGTGCAAGGGTTCCGGTGCTCCTTTGGCAGATCACCGAGAAGTGCGAGAAGGCCTTGGACCGCTACGAGGGTCACCCCCACCTGTATCGAAAGAAGAAGCTGATAGTGAATATGGACGGTGATGAGTTGGTGGCGATGGCCTACGTCATGAACGAAGGACCTCCGCTGGCTATGCCGGATGCATACTATTACTCGACCATCCTTGACGGTTACTACGACTGCGGCTTCGATGAGGGTATCCTCAAGCAGGCGGTAATGGAATCGATGGAGGCCGGCGATGACTGAGCAGATCAAGGACCAGATCCTCAAGGTACGTGACAGCGGTCTGACGAACATGTTCAACACGGGGGCGGTCCAGTGGATCGCCTCCCAGATGGGACTTATGGAACTTGCCGACTACCTTGAGGGGGACAACTCAAGGGAATACGCTCACTTCATACTCACCGGCGAAGGCTGACACGGGAATCCCCTCCTAACCGCCGAGAAACCTAAAAACCAATTGTGTCTATATTCAACTTTCTTCCCTATATACAGTTGCTATAGTTTCCGATTTGAGGGATATATACACCAACAAAACGGACACGGAGGCAAGAGCATGTGGAGAGAAGGAACCTTGGAGATCGGGAAGAGCGTTTTCAGGTACTGCATCAAGGTGTATGGGGAGGGTTCGGAATACGGGATCGACGATGGAAGGATCTCCAAGCTGATGCTCAAGAGGAATGGCAACGTCGTCTGCAACTACGACCGCGGCTGGGACATCAGGCCTCGTGACACTGATACCAGGCAGGCCCTTGAGAGCCTGAAGAAAACATACAACTGACAACAAGCACCCACCACTTGAAGGGACCCACGCCGGGTCCTTTTTGTTTGCCCTGATGAATGGAAGAACATATGCCGAAACCGAAGAAATACACTCCTACACCCTTCATGGCGAAGGAATCGACCTACGACAAGACCCTGGCCGACCGTGCAGTTGGGTTCATCGAATGCCTCTGCCACACCAAGGGGGTTTGGGCGGGAAAGCCCTTCAAGCTGCTTCCCTGGCAGGAGAGAATCATCCGCGACCTGTTCGGTATCGTCAAGACCGATGGATATCGGCAGTTCAACACCGCCTACATCGAGATTCCCAAGAAGAACGG